CGCGGCGGCGCGCGCTCTGTGGCGCTGGCCTCGCCGCTGTTAGCTGATCTCCGCGCCTGGAAGCTGGCCCAGCCGCGCGACCAGCGCAGGCTGGGGCTGGTTTTCCCGAACGACGCCGGCGGCTATCAGGACATCAACAACCTGCGCAAACGCGGGCTTCACGCATCGTGTAAGCGCGCCGGCGTCGAGCCGCTGCGCTGGCACGATCTGCGCCATTACTTCGCCTCGATCCTGCTTTTTGATCTGCAGGAAACCGACGCGGTAGTGACAAGCCTGATGGGGCATCATAGCATTGCGTTCACACACTCGCAGTATGGGCACTGGATGCCCGAAGCGCGGCGCGATCAGGAGATCGGGGACCGATTAGCGAAGGCTTTTTCTGTAGGAGGGTAAGGAAAAAAATGGATGATTTTTTTGCGGGCGCGCGCGGCGTGTTTGACGTTGTCGAAGCCGTAGCTCCCACAGTACAAGAGCTCACCCCTGGTTTTGTTGTGGGCGCGCTAGCCGCGATCACAGTAATTACAGAAGCGGCGTTCCCAGCCGCCGACATGAACCAGCTCTTGGAGGTCGCCAAGAAATTGGGTGAGGAAGAGCTGAAGGTGTAAAAAAAGCCCGCCAGGTGGCGGGCTTTTCTTTATCGAGCGCCGGCTTTGCTGGTCGCTTCGGCTATGTGGAGGCCCAGATAGTGGGCGTTCGGCAAGGGCGGAAAGGGGCTGGCCCGCGGCCGCCAGAGCATTCGTATTAGTTTCCTAATCACCGCGAGCACTCCGCGCCGAGGGCTGAATAGCCCGCTTTGTCGAGCCAACTGTCGCGGTGCGACGGCGTCGTGATCAACCGCGATGTCTTGACCCAATCCATCGCCAGCGCGACCTGCACCGCTGTGACTGGCTGCCCGAAGATCTCTGACCATCCGGCGGCAATGCGTCGAAAATTCTCGCGCGCGTCGCCGTAGTCGTCTTCGCGCGGGCCGCAAATAAGGGCGTTCGCTTCCTGCAAGATCTTCTCTCGCTCGCTCTGCGGCGCCGTCCTGGTACAGACGCGGCAGATGACGGTGCCCCCTTTGGCGTCGCGGATGTAGCCATTGCCGTGGCAAATAAGGCATTCGCTCATGCGTCACCTCTATCATCTTCGCCAGCCAGGCGACGCAGGTCAGCAAGCCGCACAAAATACTGCTTGCCGTCCTTGAGCAAAGGCACGTCGTTAAGTTTAAGAAAGTCGCGGGTGCGGCTGCGCAGGCCGCGACTATCTGATGACCAGAGGTAATTGGACGCCTCTGCAATCGTAAGCAGCCGCGCCATCATAGCAGGCCGAACCGCGCCGCGCAGGCGTCATCAAGCAGGCAGTCAAAGGCTAGCGCCGCGTACAGCAACGCGAGAATGCCCACAAAAACTAGATAATCTAGGCAGGATCGTATCACCGTTTCTCTCCATGTCAGTGCAACATGTACGGCTATACGACAAAAATTGATTTTATGTAAACAAAAAAATGACGTTAAACGTCTATTGGCCGATTCGGACTCCTACCACGCGGTGAACCGCTACAACGGCGGCTGCCTCGTAGACGACCTCTGCTGCTGGATTGAACTGCTGGCAGATGATTTTGCCGTTGCTGCGCCGCACCAGGCGCTTCACGACGGCGTGCGTTTCCCGGCCTTCCGCGATCTGTATGACGACGTCGTCGCCTGGCGTCGGCGGCAAGCCGGGGTGCACGAAGAGCACTTCGCCCGCGAAGAAGCGCGGCTCCATGCTCTCGCCGCTGACCAGCACGGCGTAGCTGTTGTCGTTGCCCGCTACCCATTCCGGGGCTGCCAGATAATCTACGGGCGAGGACACATCTGTTATGTCGTGGCCGAGGCCGCCCTGGGCGGCTCCATAAACCGGGATGCGCCGGCCCTCACGGGCGCCCGGCGGCGCCACAAACGAGCCGAGCTTCGTGCCCATCACGTCATCTAGGCTCACGCCCAGCGCCTCGGCGATCTGCTGCGCGATTTCGAGGCGCGGCTGAGCCTCCTGCCGTGCGTAGCGGCGTAGGTTGTGCGGCTGAACGCCGCTCATCTTTGCGAGTTCGGCGACGCTGAGGTTGCGCTCGGCGGCGAGTACTTTGATGCGGTTGGAACGTTTCAACATGACTGCAATGTAAACCTCTGGGCGCCGATTTGCAACGATGGTGCGTCATTATGTCGTTGTCCGATATGTAAAATATACTTACCAATTACACAAAGGCGGAAAGAGCATGCTTTTAAGGGACTACCTTCACCAGCACGGCTTCACCCACGAAAGGTTCGCGGATCTGGTCGGCGTGAGCCGCCCAGCCGTGAGTTTCTGGGTGCGCGGGATCAACCGACCCAACGCGCGCGCCGCGCGCCTCATTGCAAAAATCACTGACGGCAAGGTGACCGCGCAGGATTTCCAGCGCGCCTGGGAGATGGCGCAGTGAGCGCGCGTAATAAGGCCCGCGGATACGAGCTGGAACGCGAGGTCGTTCTCGCAGCCGAGGCAGCCGGGCTGGAAGCCAAGCGCGTGTTCGGTTCGGGCGCTCACAAGGCGCAGCTCGGCGAGGACTTCGCCGGCGACGTGGTGCTGGCCGGCTTGCGCGTTGAGTGCAAGCGCCGGAAGGGCGGATTCAAACTGCTTTACGACGCCTTTGGGCAGGACGACGCGGATGTTGTGTGCGTCCGCGCTGACCGCTCGCCGCGCCTCTACCTGCTGCGCGAGAGCGTTTTTTTGGATCTGTGTGTGAGAGCAAAAGGAGAGAAAGATGGCTCTAAATAGCGTTGTATCTGGCGCGGCAATGGCGCCGCCCCGAATTTGCATATACGGCCCGCCAGGCGTCGGCAAGACGACCTTCGCGGCGGGTGCCGGCAAGCACAGCATTTTCGTGCCGACTGAAGAGGGCGCGGACGTCGTTGGCGTCGATCGCTTCCCGCTCTGTCAGAGCGTGGGCGCGGTCATGCAGGCGATGGACGATTTGCTGAACGAGGACCACCAGTACAAGGTCGTCGCGTTGGACAGCTTAGATTGGTTTGAGACGCTGGTCTGGGACCAAGCCTGTATCGATGCCGGCGTGCAGTCTATCGAAGAGATCGGTGGGGGGTATGGCAAGGGCTACATCGCCGCGCTCGCGTATCACCGGCAGCTCCTCGGCAAGCTGACGCAGCTCCGCCGCGAAAAGGGCATGGCGTGCGTGCTGCTGGCCCATTCGCAGGTCAAGCGCTTTGAGGATCCGACGACCGAGGCGTTCGATCGCTTTGAGATCAAGCTGCATAAGCGCGCGTCCGATCTCTACACCGAGTTCTGCGACGTCGTCGGCTTCGCCAACGTGAAGATGACGACCCGCGAGACGACGTCGTCCTTCGGTCAGAAGAAGGTCAAGGCGGTCGGCTCTGGCGAGCGCGTCTTGCGCTGCGCCTCGCGGCCTAACTTCGTTGCCAAGACACGATACCCGATCCCCGACGAGCTGCCGCTTGAATGGGGCGCGCTCATGTCATCCATCACCAAAAAGGAGAGCTCTAATGGTTGAACTCAATTTCGTTGTCGCTGAAGCCGAGCCGTCTGGGTTCGGGCCTCTATCACCGGGCGAGTACGTCGGCGAGATCGTCGCCGCAGACGTGAAGCAAACGAAGGCGGGCACCAACATGCTGTCGCTGGAGATCCAGACCGAAAAAGGAAAGGTCTGGGACAACCTCAATCTTTGGCACACGAACCCCAAAGCGGTCGAGATCGCCAAGGAGCGGCTGTCGGCAATTGGGCTCGCGCTTGGCATGACGGTGATCACCGACACCGATCAGTTGTTGGCGAAGCGCGTGAAGGTGCGCGTCGGCATCCAGGATCGGAACCCTCAGTACAACGAGGTGCTGGGCTACGCGGCAGCAAGCGCTGCCCCTGCCCCTGCGCCAGACCCGGCTCCGGCTGTTCCCGCGTCAGCTCCTCCCCCGTGGGCGTGACGCATAACTGGCGGGCGCTGCGGCGCCCGCCTCTTTTCTTCAGGTGAATTATGACTGAGATCCGCCTCAACGAAAGCGACCCAGTGCTGACCGCCGCCGACGCCGAGATGGAGCGTCGCGAAGCAGCGAAGGCGCCGCGCATGTACCTTGGCATGAGCGGCGGCGGCTACTGCCCGCGGCGGCAGTGGTACGGCTGGCAGTGGGCCGGCGGGCGGCAGATACCTGCGCGCGGGCTAAGCGCGATTGATGATGGCAACCGCGGCGAGGATGTGATCGCGGCGCGCATCCAGCAGACGCCAGGCGTGACGCTGCTGACCCGCGATCCAAACACCGGGCGGCAGTTTGAGGTCGTCGATGCTGGCGGGCATGTGCGCGGCCACATGGACGGCGTGCTGCTGGATCACCCGGCGGCGCCGAAGACGCCGCACGTCTGGGAGTGCAAGGTCGTCAACGCGAAAAAATTCGCGGAGTTCCAGAAGATCAAAGCGCGCGACGGGCAAAAGGCGACGCTGCGGCAATGGGATTTTGTCTACTGGGTCCAGGCGCAGCTCTACATGTTGCACGGCGGCTACAAGCGCCATTGGATTGTCGTCGCGTCGGCAGGCTGCCGCGATTGGGACGCGGCGCGTACTGAGTTCGTGCGCGACGAGGCGGAGTATTTCGCCGAGCGCATGCGCGACATGGTCGCGAACGTGGACGAGATGCCGGAGCGGGTCGCGGAAAATCCGAAGTCGCCCGACTGCATGTGGTGCGACTTCAAGCAGATCTGCCATGAAAGCGCGCCGGTCGCGCGCAACTGCCGGACGTGCGTTTTCTCGCGGCCGATTGATGGGCCGCAGTGGCGGTGCGAAAGGCACAAAAAGCTGCTGGACGCAGGCGAGCAAGCGGCGGGCTGCGGCGATCACAAGCTGCGCGAGGCGCTGCAATGAACTGTCCTGATTGCGACGGCGAGGGTCGCGTCGAGATCGAGTACACGGTGGGCGGCGTCGGCCCGGCTGGACCCTGGCAGAGCTATGTCACGCGCATGGTCGAGTGCGAGCGGTGCCGGGGCTGGGGCGCGATCGAGGACGAGGAGAGCGATGATTGATGCATGGGCTCTGCGCCGTCTGTCTCCGGCCCGATCGAGGGTTTGGCTGGTCGCCGCGATTGCGCGGCTATGCAGCACCGGATCGCTGGTTCTGCTCGATGCGGCATGTCGACTTATGGAGGGAGAGAGAAATGGATTGGACAAAATCCGAGGACGCGGTGCTCCTCGAAGCTGGAAAGAACGGCGGGGCGTACCTTGAAAGCATCGACCGTTTCGATTTGAGAACGCTGTCCAAGGACGAATGGCTGCAGTTCCTGCGCAGCGTCGTGGGCCGCGTTGCGGAGCTGCGCGCCGACGTAGTCAAGGGCCTCGATGACGAGATCCCGTTTTAAGCATGGTCGCGCTGCCCGAAATCACTATCACGCCTGCGCGTACCGGCCTCGACGCTGTCCGTGATTTTACGGACGCGGCGTCCAGCTTCGGGCTGCAGGTCGGCGGCATGGCGGTCGCAGACGGCGAGATTCACCGCGTGCCTGACGGGGCGGCACGCGGGCGCCGGAACCTGTCCGGGTGGTATGTGCTCGCCGATCTCGACGGCACGCTGTACGGCAGCTTCGGCAGTTGGAAGGCAGGGCGGGGGCAGCACCATTGGTGCAGCCGCGACACTGGCACGCTGACCGTTGTCGAACGCGCGGCGCTGACGCGAGCGCGCGAGGCCCAGGCGCAGGCGATCGAGGCGCGGCGGCTGGAGGCCGCGGCGCAGGCCGAGGAGGATATCGAGGCGGCCGAGCTCGCAGTAGACGAGCACCCGTACCTGCAAGCGAAAGGCGTGCTGTCGCATGGCCTGCTGCTGCAGGATGACAAGCTGCTGCTGCCGATCATCGATGCGTCCGGGCGTGTGATTTCGCACCAGACGATCGCGCCTGACGGCGAGAAACGGTTCCTAGCCGGGGGCAGGAAGAAGGGTGGCTTCTTTATGATCGGGCGCCCTGCGGGCGTGATCTATGTGGCCGAGGGGTACGCGACGGCGGCGTCGGTATATGAAGCCACCGGCGATTGCTGCGTGGTGGCGTTTGACGTTGGCAACCTGGCGCCGGTGGTTGACGGGCTGCGCGCAGCCTGGCCGCGATGCGAGATCGTAGTGGCTGCGGACCATGACGCCAGCGGCGCTGGCATGGACGGCGCCAGGCGCGCGAAGCCTGATTATATCGTAATGCCGGACGAGGTTGGGGACTGGAACGACGTCTGGGCCGAGGGTGGCCGTGAAGCCGTTCTGAGGGGCGTTCAGGCGCGTATCGTGCGCGTCATGGCCTCGGGATTCAGCGCGGGCGAGATGCGAGCTGTGGAGCCGCGCAGGTGGCTTTACGGCAAGCATCTGATTCGGAGCTATGTGTCGGCAACGGTATCGCCAGGCGGCGTCGGCAAGACCACGCTGGAGCTGACCGAGGCCATTGCGCTGGCGACCGGGCGTGACCTGCTGGGCGTGCCGGTGCGCGAGCGTGTGCGGGTGTGGCACTACAACCTGGAGGATCCACGCGACGAGCTGTTGCGGCGCGCCTGGGCCATCTGCGAGTTTTTCGCCATTCCACCGGCAGAGCTGGAGGGCTGGCTGTTTCTGGACAGCGGGCGCGACTGCAAGATGATTGTCGCCGAGCCGGTAGACGGCATCGTTATGCCCACGATCGCTGCCGAGCAGGTGATTGAGCAGATGCAGCGGCTGGACATTGGGCTGCTCCAGGTCGATCCATTGGTGAAGGCGCACTATGCAGAAGAGAACGATAACAAGCAGATAGACGCTGTTCTCGATGTGTTTGGTGATATCGCCAAGCGGTGCGATGCGGCGATTGATCTTGTCCATCACACGCGCAAGCCGCCGAGCGGGTTCGTGGCGACGGCCGGCGACATCAACACGGCGCGAGGTGCGGGCGCGCTGGCTGGCGCCGTGCGCGCCGCTCGCACTATCACACCAATGTCCGACAAGGAAGCCGAAGCCTTCGGCATCCTGCCTGCGCGGCGGTCATGGTACGTCCGTGTGGACGACGCCAAGGGGAATATGTCGGCGCCCAGCGCCGACGCGGTGTGGTTTGAGCGGCACACGGTCGAGCTGAGCCAGGGCGACTATGTCGGTGTGCTGGCGCCCTGGTCGCCGCCTGATCCCTTTGATGAGCTTGGGGCAGTGTCAGGACAGAAGGTGCTGGTCGAGATCGAGCGCGGCCTGCCTGACGGCCAGCGTTACATCCTGCAAAACAAGCGCGGCACCGCTCGCTGGGCTGGCGGCCTCCTGGTCGATGAGGGCGTCAGCGAGGCGTCTGCGAAATCCATCCTGCGGACATGGATACAGACCGGCCTGTTGTTCGAAGAGACGTACCGCAACCCGGAACGGCGCCGCGATGAGGTCGGATTGTTTGTCGATTTATCCAAGATGCCGACGTCGTATCGGGGTTCGTTTGATGAGGAAACGCAACCTTGAGTATGTATGAGACAGGGATAAATTTGGAGCGCACTTTGGCGCGCGCTTGGAGCGCAAAAAGTGCGCTTCACCAAAAAAACCGTACTAGCTTGAAGCGCACGAGCGCACCAGTTGCCTTCGAGCGCAACTGGGGCGCACGCGCCACCAAGCATTCATCAGATTGAGGCGCTGAAGCATGGCTGATTTTGCAACTCTGCGTCGTCACTGCGGCGACACGTTGGGGCTGGCCGGGCTGTTCATGGAGGCGGCTGAGACAGAGCGGAAGATGCCGGCGGCGATGCGGAAAAGGTATCGCGTGGCGTGGCCGGAGTATGCGCCGGATCCGACGCTGGCGTATGGCTACAACGAGACAGAGGTGCGGCTGGGCGCGGCGACGTCGGCAGAGGTCAGCCGCTGGGATGCGGCGCTGGAGCTGACCAAGCTGTGGGACGCGGAGGATGCTCGCCTGGTTTGGGCAGTGGCGCACAGCGCGGTTGGGCGGCAGCGCGGGCCAGCCTGGAAGAAGGTGGCGAGGCTGATGCGTTGTCACCCGGCGACCGTGAAAAGGCGGTTTGAGCGGGCGATTTTGGAAATGTGGTACAAGATGTTGTATGGGTGTTGACGATGCACACGAAATCTAGTAGATTTTTTCTACATTGCGGCTCCTGCCGCAATCAGTTTGGCCGCCTCCGGGCGGCTTTTGTTTTTTTGGGGTTGGCGTGTGGCTGGGAAACTGAACAAGGCGAGGATGCAGGCCGTCTGTGACGAGCTGGCGAAGGGGAAGAGCCTGCGCTCGATCTGCGACAATGACGCGAAGATGCCGCATTGGGTGACCGTGCTGCAGGCGGTGCAGCGGGACGAGGAGCTGTACGAGCTCTACAGCAGGGCCAGAGCGATCGGGGCTGAGGTGTTGGCCGACGAGATGCATGACCTGGCGGCTCAGCCGTTGCCGGACGGCTTGGATCCGAGGCTGGCGAACGCCGAGGTGCAGCGGCGGCGGGTTGAGATCGATACGAAGAAGTGGACCTTCGCGAAGATGCAGCCACGCGGGGTGCGTCACAAGAAGGAGGACGTCGACCAGCAGCAGGGGCCGGTCATGCTGGTGTGGGGCCAGCAGGATGGCGAGCCGCCAGATCAAGCGGAGCCGAAGGCCGACGCCGACGTTGTGCGGCTGGTGGCGAACGACGGCGAGAGCACCCGTTAGTATGGGGCAGGGGCAGGCATAGCGCCACGCGCGCGGCCCGGCCTCGGCCAGGCGGGCCACCCCCGCCGCGTCTTCGCATAAAAAATGCGTAGGTCGGCCCAGCGATATCAATGACTTAGCGGACCCGTTCGCAAATCCTTCGCATCGCGGCGGGTAAGGCGGCCGGCAGGCCGGTGCCGATTTTCCTGGGCGGACCCCCCACCCCCCAAGAAAACCGGGCGCCGCTCACTAAACGATAATACGTCCAGAACTGAGGCTCATCGTGGTTAAGGCTAAGACAGCACCCCGCCCCATGCCCGTGCGGAAAAAGACGTGCATCGGCAGCTCGCCGCTCAGCCGCCTGGTCCGCAAGGGCAACCGGCGCAAGCGCTACAGGGGCCAGGGCAAATGAGCCGCGACTACGCCAAGGAGTACCGCGACTACCACGCCAAGCCGGCGCAGAAAAGGAACCGCGCCAGCCGCAACGCTGCCCGCCGCAGCCTGATGAAGTCGGGCCGCGTCCACAAAGGCGACGGCAAGGACGTGGACCACCGCGACGGCAACCCGCGCAACAACCGCGCCGGCAACCTGAGCGTCATGTCGCGGTCGGCGAATAGAAGTAAGAAGTAACGATGGGCGATCTACCATTCGGTTTTGGCATAACAGCACCTTTCTTGAAGCGTTCGAAAAATTCATGCTAAGAAGGTGCCAGCCGGGCACCGTGGCTAGCGCCGCGTCAACCGGCTGGGCTTTGCTTAGTCTGTTAAGACCATAGGCTTTGCGGTCCTTGCCGCCCCCTCTGGTTGGCGGTTTCGCCGAACGTGCTGCTTGCTAGGCTCAAACACGTCGGCACTCGAAAAAATTAAGCGGTGGCCGTTTCTTCTTCGGCCACCGTTTCTTTTGAATGGTCCTCTTCTTTCAGTGAAAAACAGTAATCAAGAACAGCTGTCGCGCAGCGCGAACCGGGCGAAAAAGTGACCGCCGCCTGGACCCGCAAAGAGGGCAAGAACCCGAAAGGCGGCCTCAATGCAAAAGGCCGCGCTAGCTACAAGGGCGGCACGCTGAAGCCGCCCGTCAAATCCGGGGACAACCCCCGCAGAGCATCCTTCTTGGCGCGCATGGGCGGCATGCCTGGTCCCGAGCGCGACGAGAAGGGGCGCCCCACACGTCTGCTTCTCTCCTTGCGTGCTTGGGGCGCCGATAGCAAGGCCGACGCCAAGAAGAAGGCCGCGGCGATCAGTAAGCGAAATAAGGCAAAAGCATGAGCTTGTATGAAAATATGAACAAGCGGAAGAAGGCTGGCACCAGCCGTCCGAAGAGCAAGTCGAGCGTCGACGACAAGGCCTACGCGGATATGAAGGCCGGCTTTCCGAAGAAGAAGAAAAAGTCGGTGATGGGTAGGGGGTGATGCATTACGCGGCCTACTGCATGCCTGACGGCGAGGGCAAGGTAGGCCTGTGCATCTTCCTCGCGGGCTTTGACACCCCCGAAGCGGCTGAGTGGTTCCTGCAACAGCTTATGGGGCCTTGGGAAGGGTGGGAAGACCCGGAAAGCGGTACGGTGCATTGAAGACGATCCAGATCGACTACACGCCGCGCCCGCTCCAGCGGGAGCTGCACCAGATGCTGGACCAGAACCGCTTCAACGTGCTGGTCATGCACCGGCGCTTCGGCAAGACGGTCTGCGCCGTCAACCATCTCCTCAAGCGCGCGATCGAGGAGCAGAAGCCGAACCCCCGGCTGGCCTACATCGCGCCGACCTACCGCCAGGCCAAGAACGTCGCCTGGGACTACCTGAAGCAATTCAGCTCCAAGATCCCCGGCACGAAGTATCACGAAACGGAGCTCCGCTGCGATCTGCCCAACGGCGCGCGCATCAGTCTGCTGGGCGCCGAAAACCCGTCCAGCCTTCGCGGAATTTATCTCGACATGGCGGTGATGGACGAGGTCGCCGACATGCCGGAGAGCATCTTCCCCGAGGTCATAAGACCGGCGCTGTCTGATCGCAAGGGATCGTGCGCTTTTATTGGCACCCCGCAGGGGCACAACTACTTCCACGATCTGTGGGAGGCCGCCGCCAGCACAGAAGGCTGGAAGCGGAAGATGTACAAGGCGAGCGAAACGGGCATCGTTGACGAGGACGAGCTCCAGGCCGCGCGCGCGACGATGACCGAAGATCAATACGCCCAGGAGTTCGAGTGCTCCTGGGTCGCCAACGTGCCGGGCTCGGTCTACGGCAGGGAGCTACAGGACGCCGATGATCAAGGCCGTATCACGACTGTTCCAGTTATGCGCGACCACAGGGTCGACACTTACTGGGATCTGGGCATGCACGATTACACTGCTATCTGGTTTGTTCAGCAGGTGGGTCGCGGCGCTGTGCATGTTGTGGATTTCTACCAGAACCAGGGCGAAGGCCTGCCGCATTACGTTAGCGCGCTGCATGAGCGCGGCTACACTTACGGCAACCACTACGGCCCGCACGATCTGGAAGTGCGTGAGCTCGGCACCGGCAAGAGCCGTCGCGAGGCTGCGTGGAACCTGGGCCTCAATTTTAGAGTCGTGCCGCGACTGCCTGTCGAGGATGGCATCCACGCTGCGCGGCTCCTGATACCGCGCTGCTGGTTTGATCGCGACAACTGCCGGGACGGCCTCGAAGCACTTCGGCATTACCATCGCGCCTAC